CGCTGCAGAGTTAGCTGTCGGAGCATAACCTTGGTCGAACGGTGCTGTGGCCGGCTGGACAGATGTTGCAATAGCAAAGCATCCGATTGCTTGTCCAGTCACAGATGACGACTGCATAATAGAGACCTTACGAGCGCCTCTAACTTGTATCCAACCATGGTCGCCTGTGTCCGAGCCGCTAGGACCTATAGCCGTCATCGGAACACCAGCGACTATCTGGACAGATGCAGTTGATGCACCAGCACCGTGAGGATGAATAACCTTCTTATGCACGTTAGCTTCAACAGATGTAATTACGTCCAAGCAAGCACCGTCAGCGACTAAGGACGTAGAACCGTAGTTCTTAATCCACCGATAAGCCTTGCCGTCCTTACGATACACTGAGCCAATGACCTCTTCATCGTAAGTTCGCAGCTCCGTTAAAGGGACTCTTATGAGATTCTTATCCATTGTTTAGTTTCCTCACAATTTTAACTTGTTCAACATTTGAACAACTAACCATTAGCTAGCATACGTCATAATACCGTGCCGCCTCGGCTGAGCAGTTGCCAACCCAGGAGTCATACACACGATATAAGCCACACGCTCAAACTGGTTAGCTGTCTCTTTCCAATTTGTCATTTCGAACCATACATTTGGATGATAGTTCATAACTACGTGATTTAAGTTGAGCATTATCACATAGTTACCGGTGATTTTGCTACTGTATGTAAACGTTGCACCGTTAAACGTTGCAGTCTCGAAACCTAAATCGGCCGCCTTGCGATTGAACGCAGTTCGGACAAGCTGCAACTTATCACGCGCTTCATCCTTATATGCTTCGTAAATGTCCTGCTTGCACATAATAAAGTTAGGCGGTTCCTGATTAGCGTTGATACAGTTGAAGAAATGTTCCATATCAGGAACTAAGTTCAGCGCATACGGCTCGTTAGTCGGCCCTGCAATAAAGTTAGCTTTAGACTCAGTTGCATCATCATACGCTACCCAGTTTCTCCACCAAGTATTTGCTCGACTAATGTTGCCGTTAGATGTTCCTGAATCATAAGTATCACTGTCGCTACCGTCGCCACTAGTCGATACAGCTGTTTCAGGTGCAACGATATCGTAGATGCCGTTAGGCTGCTCAGGTGCCGCATAGTAACTGCCCCACTGCATTAAGTAGGTTTCGCCATCCTGCACGAGAGCGTTACGAGCTGCCTCAAGCCGACGAGCGATGTATGACTTAATCTGATACTTGCCCATATTCTTCGAGTCGTCAATCATCGAGCGGTTGACATCGACACAGAAGAACCGCCACTGTAGATATGCCATAGTATCGAGCTTCTGTATCTGTTGTTTAAGCGTGCTGCCTTCCTTAAACCGCTGAGTGGTTTTCTCACCGTAGCCGACAGTATCTGTCCAGCCATACTCTCCGCCTGCTTGTTCTTTTAAGCAGCCATACTCTTTAAGTGCAAGGGTAAACACAGTAGCTTCGAGGACGTTGTCAACTACCTGTGGTCTTATCTCATACCAAGTGTTGACAAAATCATCGTCAAGTTCCCTTGTAAGAGACGTGAGTGTAGCCATCAATAATTACCTCCAATTAAGTTTTCACTATTCCTTTGACGAAAGTATCTTCTCCGCTGCTTGGTCAATGAAGTTTCGGAAGCTAACAATTCCAGTGCTGCGACTCGGCTCGCCAGATGTCCTCGATGCTCGGCCTCGCATTGTCATTGCAGCAAGTGCTTCTGCACTCGGCACAAGACCGCCAGAACCTTCAGGAGCTGAACCGTAAGCCGCCGGTTTCTCCGCCTCAGTTTCGCTTTTAGGCGGAACGCTCGATGCTCGCTGGGACTTAGCCAGCATATACGCATCTTCATATTCGATGCCAGGATACTTTTGCATAATTTTTCCTATATCATCTTTGTATTCATCGAAATCACTAAACTTCCTACGAGCTTCATTGAGGCCTAAGCCGGCTATAACCGACATTACGACCTTTTGCAACTTTTCGACGCGCTCACTCTGCGGCTTTATTGCACTAGTGAGCTCTTCTTTTAGCGCCTCGCTTCTTGCATTAACAGCTGTATCAAACGCATTACAAATAACGTCGATAAGCTGTTTATTGGTCAGCTGTGCGTATTTGTCTTCCTCATCTACTACATCAAGGTCTTTCAGTAGATTCTTAATGTCCGCTTGGCTTTCCCGAAGCGCTTTGTCCTCGTCCTGTTCTTCCTGAACTCTTGCCGTCGCACTCGCTCTCATTTGTTCTTGCAGCGACGATATTGCCTGCTGAAGCGGAGCTACTGTCTCCGCTATTCGCTGCTCTATCGAGCGTTCCTCCGACTTTTGGCTCGACTCCGATTCCTGCTGTGCTTGTCTTGCTTTCTCTGTCTGCATTTTTTAATGCCTCCAATTTTTTAGTTTTCTCATACTGCTCAATAATTTTTTGCCTGCGGTATTCAACAATCCGCCTTCGATGCTCTCGTTTTACAGCTCGAATAATTAAGTCCAACTCGCGCTTAGTTATGTAGTCGCCTAAAAAGCTGACCTTTGGGGCTCGAGCATCACCCAAATCGCAAACTAACTTCTTCATACCAATGCCCCTTAATTATAGTAGAGCACCTAACTCCAAGTCGTGCTCCTTTGCGTAACGCTTCATTTCGCGTTTACTGTAGAACGTCTTGCCTCCAGCGCATACGTGCTTTAGATGTATGCCCTCTGCTGGAAAACAGTCTGCAACGAACCGATTAGTAATGAGCCGCTGCATACGCTCGCCGCAACGAGGACAAGTAACTACGGCGTCATATTTCCAGACAAACTCATCATTTAGTCGGTTCTGACAGTTTTTACACTTGTAATCAAATACAGGCATGTCCAGTTGTATCCTTATCCAGTTTGACTTTTTTGTCCGACCTGTTCAGTCCGCGTAGCTGGAACAGTTGGCAAGCTGCCTGGTGCGGCTGCAGTTTTGCCAGTCATCGGTGCCAAAATCCGCTCAAACGCTGGGTCGCTAACTGCATCACTGAGATAAGTAAACAACGCTCTAATGTCCGCGCCAGCGAGGAACGGCGCCATCTGTCCAAGCATCATCAGCGCCTCGACTTTCCGCTCAGCTCGGCTAAGTTGCCGCTTGGTTGATAAGCTAATATCATACTGATAGTCGCCTTTTAGCATATCACCCGTAACAACTGCCCAGCCCTCATCGTGCATAATTTCCCGAGGCACACGCCAGTACTCAAAGATTATTTTGTTAACTTTACTTATTATATCAATGTATAAGTCCGCAATAGCTTGCTCTCGCCTGTTCAGTCGCCGTTGAGCTCCAGCCGCAACAATAGTTGCCTCCCGAGCAGTCCGCCTGCCAGAAGCATCATACTCACCGAGCTGATTTCGACTGAAGCCAATCGCCTCTCTTGCATCTCTACGATTGTTTTCTGCATAAGCAATATGGTCAAGCATGGTGCCAGTTTGCATAGGTGCAAGTATCTCGTTAAGCGGAAACTGAGTATCGACGCCTTCAGCCGCTCCGACGTCAGAGCTCAAAAATCTCGATAGTGCTTCTTTTGAGAGAGCATTTTTGCGATATAGGAACTTCAACACGCTAATCCGCCGCTGCTTCTCGGCCTGCTTACTTATGTCAAATTGTGTTTTTTGAAGCTGGCCGAGATAGTAAGCTGGCGGAGTTGTCCAGAAGGAACGAGGATGCTGAGTCAAAGTAGCTGCAACGTAAGGAAGTCCGCACGCTACCTGAATTGCATCTGCGTTCCTACGTAAATACCTATCGTAGTTTCGTTTAACAACTAAAATCTCGCCTGTAAGCCGGTCTCTAATTTCCCATAGTTCGATAAATTGAGGATTTTTGTTATGTTCAGCGATGCCTTTTAGTCGTATTTGCTGCTTTTTTGTGCCGGTTGATAGATAGGACTCCATAAAGTCCTCCATCGTTATATCGGCCTGCAGTGAACTTGTATTTTTGTATTTTGGGTCTGCCTTGACTGCATCTATGTGCCTAACAACACGGTGTGCTACCCAAGGAGCATCTTCAAGAAAAATAGTTCCCCAAGGCACAACAAAATCGTGAGGCAGAACCGGCCTAATCCAAGGCCAACCTGGCTGAATATCAGGCGACTCAATCCGCTTGCCTTGCTTATTAAACTGCGTAAATGTCATTCCGAGTAAGTTATTTCCTTTGCCGATGTCGTAATAAGGCGACCAGCCAAACTCGCTATCGTAGCCGATTTTTAAGATAATCGCGCCGTAGAGATAGCCGTTTAGCAGCGCTTTATCTACGTATCGCTTTATTCGCAGCTTGCGGATGAAATAATTGTCAAGAGACTCAATTATAGGCGCCTTATCGATGCCAAGTCGCCTTTCTGGCTTAACTACGAACTCTGGGTCTGGCACAGTTAATGCGCTCATTATCGAGTCGCCCATTGAGTAGACTAAGTTAGGCCCTATAGCCGTATCGCCGTGCGGGTCGTTGAGGTAATTAAGCTCAATCTTCCGCCAAGCCGCCTCACGAGCGAACATCTCGCGATACAGTAAAGCATTGTCAATGTCGACTAACCAGTCCTCTGGAGTCTTTTTAGCCATTATTTCTTCTTTACTTTCTTTTTATGTCCAAGATAAGTTTTTCCGTTTATGTAGCAATAGTGTCTATACTCACCGGCCTTTAACTTAAACCGTTTAGAAGGCCCTTTTGCTGTCCGCACTTTGCCACCAGCTTTTACGCATCTTTCAAAAGCTTTAGGCATTTTATAACCTCCCTACTGATACATAGTCATCACGCGGCAACGTATCTCGAATGCGCTCGTCCATATTGCCGATGTCGTAAGGATATTTGTTCGCTAACTCCGCTCGGCCTAATAGCTCATCAAGAATTGCTTCACCAGCAAACGGATTGACAACTTTTTCAGTCTGCGTCTCGATGCGATAACTTTCGCAGGTTTTGCTCCAAAAGTCAATCTGCATACTGAGCGCATCAACTATGTCATCGTGTCCGCCTGATTTTCTATTTGGGTCGAACGCGATGAGCTCGCGCTCGAGGTCTGAATGTGTCTGACGAATTTTAACTTTACCAGCCGCAAACCACGGTTGTAAGCCGAGAATCCGACTGGCTTTGGACGTCCGAGCATTTTTAACTTCTTCAATGTAAAACCTTTCGTTTAGTTGCTCCTGTCGCCTTCTAATCCAATACATCAAAGTTCGCTGGTAAGCTACTGACTCAATTTTAGTAACTAACGAGCGATATGCTCTGATATGACTAAACAAACGCTCAATCAACTGTCCTGGGTCGCATCTTTCACGGTTGTAATGGACTACAAAAATCTCGCCAGTCGATGGCTTTACTCCAGTTGTTATAACAACGTTAAAGTCCGAGTCGAGAACCTTAGATTGACTATCCGATGGAGCTGGGTCAATCGATGTGCAGTAGAGCAAATCCGATGGTAAGTTGTCATAATACTTAATGTAGCTGCGTTTGAAGACTTGATTGACCGATGCAGTCGGCGAATTCATATAAAGCATATCGAACATGTGAGGACCTACGCCTTGAGGTCCTGCTAACTCGTCGAGCACCTTATCATTAAATCTATCCCATACAGCAACTCCGCCTTGCTCTTTGCTCGCCGGTAGTCCGTCCTTTTCACGAGCCGAACGACTAACAATTTTGTAACCAGGCGCATGTTTTAGAATCCATCCGATTAAGTCCTCAGGCGCCCATCGAGTTCCAATAACCGTTCTGACTGAACGGATTGGATGTAGCAGCAACGGATAACACATCTTGTGAAAGCCGATAGCTTTCTCAATTTCGAGTTGCGTAGGTTGCTGAATTTCGCCAGACATAGCATCGTAATCTGGCGCAACTGTATCATCTTCGATGACTTCATCATAGTGGCGACTAGTAATAGCTGTGCCAGTTCCAGCTGGCTCGAATGTGCCCTCTGGTGCAGCTAGCGTCCGATTGACCGTTAAACACTCCGATGACCAAGGTCTGTCGCCTCGAGGGAGTAGGTTAGGAAATAACACTTGCAACAGCTCATTTGTTTCGAAGATTGACTTGATTGAGTTAATCTTCTTTTTTGCGTTGGTCATAGTGTTTTGAGCTATCAGAATTCGCACATTTGGATTGTTAATAGCTCGCCAAATCGGATAAGCAATGGATGCTATTGTTGATTTGAACCAAGTTCGCGGCATCACAACCAATCGCCGAGTGTTCTCGTGATAGTTCTGTAGCATTAAGCAAATCGGCCGGTGGATTTCAGGAGTTAAGTCGCTGTAACCTAAAATCGCCCGAGCAAAGAAAAACAAAGACTTACGAGATTTGTCGCGTAAGTCATCAAGAGTTTTTTCACTTATCTGCTGCATTGTTATTGCTATTGATTAACTTTTTAATGAGCGTTTCAAAAAAACTAAACTTTGTCTCTACAAGCTCGCGTAAGCTGTCTATTTTTTGCTCAAGACAGTCCTCACGCGCTTTGCAGGTTTTCTCGGTAACAAATGTCCTGTATAGCCAATAGAAAAAACCAACATTTAGACTTGCAATGGCTACTAGTATCTTCCAGCCGTTCAATTTCTATTTGTCCATAGCAAGAGTTTCCTCAATCCGAACGGCATCTTCAGGACGGATGACTACAGATAGATTTCTACTTTCGACTTGGTGGACTTTAGGAAATCCGCCGCGGTCGAGTATTTCGGCGGATGCTCTAACTGCGTCTGCATCGCGCGAGTTAGCGTTGGACGCGATAAGTCCGAGTCGATGAACTGCAGCAAGTGTATAGCTTCTAATTGCTTCAGTTACCTCGTTGCTCGACGCAACGATTGACTCATCGACCATATTGTCCAGTTTGCTCCGCCGAGTTGCGAGCTCGTGCTGGAACGATGGACTATTGACAACTATAGAAACCGCCTGCTGAGTCATTCCAAGATGGTCGGCAATTTGTTTGTTAGTCCATCCGCGTAGGCAATACTCGAGGATTTTATAGTGCCTCGGATTGAGTTTCTCGATTTGATACATTTTTTGTTCAGCTGTTTAATTTTTTGTTCAATCGCGATTTTTGTTCAGCTCTGTTTAATTTTTTTGTTGCGTCTTTCGCAACAATGAGGCCGTTGGACAGGTAATTGTCAAGAGCTTTTTGAAAAATCGGATTTGTTAGATGGATAGTTAACAAATTGGACAATTTTTGTCCCTTTTGTTCAAATTGAGCTCGATTGGTGAGAGAGCCCACTAACCGCCGCCGATGTAGCTGGGGGGTTTTTAGCTCGCCGCATCGATGCACTGCGCCACAATTGTAAGATAAACATCTAACAAAAATCCGCAAAGATTTTGTAAAAACAAATTAAAGATTTTTCGAACATCTGTCGATATTATTCGTATAGACATTGTAAACAAGCGTTC